ACTTTTAATGGTCCGGTTAGAGCAGAACAAGGTTTTAAACAAATCTCTAAAAATGCAACAACTGGTGCTATTACAGACAATACAACAATAGACTCTAGCGGTAATCTTTCTGTTGGTGGAACTTCCACTATGACAGGTAATTTTATTGCTAATTCTACATCAAACGCTTTAGGAACTAAAAAAATTGCAATGTTCGGAGCGTCACTTGCAGCTACAAATGGTGGTACTACTACATATGCAGACAATGATATATTAGTAGAAATAGGAAATTTGGATGCAACATTACCAACTACTTTTGCTAACAGTACAGCACCAACACATTTCTTAATTGAAAAAGTTTTGGTTAAAGTACAAGTAGCATCAGGTGGTACTCATGTTGGAAACATTCAAGCTTCTGCAACATCAGGAACTGCAACTAACTCAGCTGTTTCATCTGGAACAGAAATAGTTGGTGCAGGTGCAACAGCAATTGATACATTTATTTCAGCAGCACCAAGTGTTACTGAAATTGATATTAATTTAAACAACAGTGCAGGTGCAATTCACGTGTTCACACCGAACATAACTTTACCAATTGCAACTAAAAGTTTGTATCTTTGTACTACTACAACTATTGGTAACGACTCTTTCCAAGCTGGAAGATACGCTATCTCAGTTGAGTATTCATTAGTATAGTATAATTTATGATGGGGCTTCGGCCCCATCTAGTAATCTTAATTAAGGAGGGATTATGGCAGACACAGTAACAGGACCAACTATCATGCAAGAGAATGATGTTAGAGTGGTTATCAAAATAGTAAATCAATCAGACGGAACAGGTGCAACAACAGTATTTGGCGATGTTTCAGCAATGGCATCTAATTCAGAAGGTGCTTCTTGTCTACACTTAGTATTACAAAGAGTTTGGTATTCATGTCAAGGTGGTGACGGTGGAGATTCTTTTGCACGTTTAGATGAAGAAGACGATGATGGAGATATTCCAATTATTGGATTAACTGGTGCAGGATATTGGGATTTCAGAGAATTTGGTGGATTAAAAACAGATAAATCAAATAACACTAATCAAAGTGATGTTAATCTTGTAGTACCAAGCACCGCTGATTCTGGTAACATGTATACGGTAATAGCAGAATTTAAAAAGTTATATTAGGAGGTAGCAGATGGCTAATACTACTTCCGGAACAGTAACGTTCGACAAAACATTTGCTGTTGATGAAATAATACAAGAAGCATACGAAAGACTTGGTATGCAAGCAAGTTCTGGTTATGAACTAAGAACAGCAAGAAGATCATTAAATATTCTTTTTCAAGAATGGGGTAATAGAGGTATTCACTATTGGGAAGTAGGTGAAGCTAATATTGATTTAATTGAAGGACAAGCTGAATATAATTTCTTTAGATCTAGTGGTGATGGCACAAGTGCTGTAACAAATCCAGCTGACACATATGGTGTAGCAGATGTATTAGAATCAACTTTAAGATCTAATAGAACACAAACTACACAAACAGATTCTTCTTTAACTAAAATATCTAGAGCAACTTATTCTGCACTATCAAGTAAATTATCCAAAGGCACACCTGCACAATTTTTTGTACAAAGATTTGTAGATAAAACTACAATAACAATTTATCCAACTGCAGACTCAGCCAATGCATCTAAAGATTTACATTTCTATTATATAAAAAGAATACAAGATGTTGATTCTACATATACAGATGCAACAGATCTTCCATACAGATTCGTACCTTGTATGGTTTCAGGATTAGCTTTTTATTTAAGTCAAAAAGTAAATCCACAATTAACACAACAAATGAAGTTATATTACGAAGATGAACTAGCAAGAGCACTAGCTGAAGATGGCTCTGCTTCTAGTACATACATAACTCCTAAAAACTATTATCCAAATATATAATGACAAATAAATATCACAGACAAGGTTACAGAATAGGTGGAATACTTAAATTAGGTAAAAAACTTTTTGCTAAAACAGCACCTGAAAGAAAAGATCAATTATTAGAATCTATTAAAAAAAAGAGAAGTAAAAAACTTAAAAAAAGAGGTATTGAAACTAAAGATGTAAACATAAAAGACATTGAAGGCAAAACTAAAACTATTAAAGATGAAAGTAAAACTATGGATGTTGATACTTATACAAATATATCTGGAGCGTCTGATAAAGAGGTAAAGAAAAAATTAAGAGCATTTGGATACAAGGATAAATAATGGCAACAGGAAAATACGCAAAAGCAATATCAGATAGATCAGGATTAGAGTTTCCATATAATGAAATGGTTAGAGAGTGGAATGGTTCTCTTGTTCACACATCCGAGTTTGAACACAAACATCCACAATTAGAATTAAGTGCACACCCTGGTGATGTACAAGGATTAACAAACGCTAGACCAGATAGAGTAGAGAACGCTGTTGCAACAATATTAAAACCAAATCCTTTTGAAACTATTGCAGCTTCATCAGGTATTATAAATGTATCAGAACAATCACATGGTAGATCAACAGGAGATACTGTAAGATTTAGAGGATCACCATCTGTTGCTGGAACTTTTGCAAACCCAGCTTCTTTCGATGGTATCACTGGATCTAATGTTGCAAAATCTGCAGGGTATTCTATCACTGTTGGTAAAAGAGATTCTAGTGGTAACATTACAAACACAACAGATTTCTATCACTTTACTGTGGACACAGATACTGCTACAAGTGGTAGTGAATCAGGAGGAGGAGAGAATTGCTCGGCAGGTCCGGCAACTCTAACAGCATAATGGCAGGATTAAGTGCATCAGGATTAAAAACACAAATAAGAAGCTACACAGAGGTAGATAGCACTGTATTGTCAGATTCAGTCATAGAAAATATTATCTTAAACGCACAATACAGAATTTTTAGAGATATACCTTTAGATGCAGATAGAAAAACATCTACAGGTAATTTTACATCTGGAACAAATTCTGTAACTGTTCCTGCAGGAGCTTTATTTATAAGAGCAGTGCAAGTATATACTGCAACTGGATCTACTTATACGGGTGCCAATACATACTTAGAAAAAAAAGATTTAACATATCTAGAAGAATATATTTCAGCATCCACATCTACTGGAACACCAAAATACTATGCTATGTTGGACACAGGAGCAACTGGAGAAAGTTCATCAAACTCTGGATCTATAGTTGTATCACCAACACCAGGTAGCACCTTTGCATACAAAATACATTATAATGCAATACCAGCATTATTAGAAAATAATGATACTAATTATATTAGTATGAATTTTTCAAATGGTCTGCTATATTGCTGCCTATCAGAAGCTTATTCTTTTTTAAAAGGACCAGTGGATATGTTACAACTTTACGAAAAAAAATATCAAGAAGCAGTGCAGACATTTGCTGCAGAACAATTAGGAAGACGAAGAAGGGATGATTACACAGACGGTACTCTTAGAATACCAGTGAAATCAGGACCACAATAGGATAAATTATGGCATCATCATTTTCAGATCTTGGTATAGAACTAATGGCAACCGGCGAAAATGCCGGTACATGGGGAACAAAAACTAATACCAATTTACAAATAGTAGAAAAAGCAATCGGTGGTTATGTAGAACAAGCAGTAACTAGTGGTGGAACTACGGCATTAACAATCACAGATGGTGATGCAACAGAATCTACATCAGTTGCAAGACACGCAGTTATAAAATTAACTGGTACAATATCAGGAAACTCTATTGTAACTGTGCCAGACTCAATAGAAAAAGTTTACATTGTAACTAATGGCACATCAGGTGCGTACACCGTTCAATTTAAAACAGCATCAGGAACTGGTATTACTTTTGGTGTATCAGAAAAAACTACAAGACTAGTTTACTCAGACGGAACAAATCTTGTTGATGCAGGATTTGGAGGTTCTCTTGATGTAGAAGGAAGAGAATTAGTTTTAGATGCTGATGGTGATACTTCACTTACAGCAGATACGGACGATCAAATAGATATTAAAGTTGCAGGTTCCGATCAAATAAAAATAACTGATGGAGCTATTATTCCATCAACAGATAATGATATTGATTTAGGTACATCAAGTTTAGAATTTAAAGACGCATTTTTTGATGGCACAGTAACAGCAGATGCTTTTGCAGGACCTTTAACAGGTGATGTTACGGGAAATGTTTCTGGAACTGCAGCAACAGTAACTACTGCAGCTCAATCTAATATTACATCTTTAGGAACTCTAACAACTTTAACAGTTGATGATATTACAATAAACGGAAGTACAATATCTGACAGTGGTGATTTTACTGTAGATGGTGGTGCAGATATTATATTAGATGCTGACGGTGGAGATATATTTTTTAAAGATGGTGGAACTACTTTTGGTAGTGCAACAAACACATCAGGAAATTTAATTATAAAATCAGGAACTACAACTGCACTAACATTTAGTGGTGCAAATGTTACGGTTGCTGGTGATCTTACAGTATCTGGCGATGATATTACTATGGGCACAAATACTGCAGGTAATATTTTAGTTGCAGATGGTACAAACTTTAATTCAGTAGCAGTAGGTGGTTTATCAGAAATATCTACAGTTGCTGATGATGATGTATTTTTAGCAGTAGATACTTCAGGTGGTGGACTTAAAAAAATTGCAAGATCAGCAGTGGTATCAGGACTTGCTACATCAGCTGCAATATCAAATCTTGCAGATGATAGCACACCTCAATTAGGTGGAAATCTTGATATGAATGGTAATGATATTGTTACCACTTCTAATGCAGATTTAGAATTAGCCCCTAATGGTACAGGACATGTAACTGTTAGAGGTAATACAAATTCAGGTGCTATACAATTTAACTGTGAGTCTAATTCTCATGGGCAAATTTTAAAAGCTCAACCGCACTCAGCAGCTGTTACAAATGAAATGTTATTACCTGATGGTTCTAGCTCAACATTAGTATCTCTTGTTGCAACACAAACTTTAACAAACAAAACTTTAACTACACCTGTTATTGCAGAAATAGATTCAGGAGCTGATATTACTTTAGATGCAACAGCAGATATTGTCATTGATGCAGCAGGTGGAAATGTAGAATTTAAAGATGCAGGAACATTACAATTAACATTAGACATGGATGGCACTGCAGGTGCTCAAGTTATTCAACTTGGTGTAGACAGTGATGATTTAATATTTAAACAATACGATGGAACAACAGTATTAACTTTAGATGATGATACAACAGTTAAAGTTGCAACAGACTTAACAGTGGGTGATGATTTAACTTTACTATCGGATTCAGCAGTTTTAGGTTTTGGTGCAGATACTGACACAACTTTAACTCACACAGATGGTACAGGTTTAACTTTAAATTCTACCAACAAATTATGTTTCAATGATGCTAGTCAATTTATACAAGGTACTAGTGCAACAGTATTATCTATCGGTGCAACAGATGAAATAGATTTAACAGCAACTGCTGTTGATTTAAATGGTACATTAAACGTTAGTGGTGTTGCAACTTTTCAAGCAACCCCTGTATTTCCAGATGGAAGTCTAGCATTAGCAGATTTAGATATTGATGGTGGCACAGATATAAGTGCCGATTTAACAACATCAGATTTAATTATAGTAGATGATGGAGCAGGCGGAACTAACAGAAAAGCTGC